GTCCATCTGGATCTGCCATCCTGTTGTGAGATTTGGAGCCGTTCGAACTCTTTACTATATTGCCTCCATTGTCAAGCTGCTGCCGAAGCGCTTGCAACCTTCCATTGTCCAAACCCCGCCGTCTCCTCTCGAGGACATCGGGGTGAAGATTCATGCCTTCACACACATCGACCAGGAAACAGGCCAACGCTTGTACACCTACAATCTCGCTGGCGCCAACCGCACCACCGTTTTCGATGAGTTAGCCTACAACCTAGTCAAATCCCACAATCTGTCCGCCAAAGCAAAGATTTCCGTCTCGCAATTCTGTATCGCGTACGGGTCCGAGTTCAAGGACAAGTGGACCACTGACCAGATCACTGTTGGTATCAACGCGGTTACCTACGAAAGTGGGCACACCGAAGTTATTGATTGCATGCGTCCTCCTTCTGTCACGAACTACCGTTTCAGACCTGACGACTATGTCGAGGAAGAGAAAGAATCCACACTCAAGGGCTTCTTCCCTGTGGCCACGCGCGGCTGTACATACATCGCGCAAAGCTCCAGAGGCAACACACAACACGGCATCCAAACCCGAATCACCGACGTCAAGCCGCAAGGCATTGCATCCGTCACCAATCGCTATCAGCAACGCAACATAGTTTCCTTTCTTAACGAGTACAAGAAGGACATTGGCCACATCAAAGCCAGAATGTTGACACCTGATGAAGTCTACGAACGACAAGCGAAAGTGACACAGCGACAGACCAACGCTGAAGCAATGTCTCACAGGCCTTCTGACTGGCTCGACTTCACTTCCATCATTGGAAAGGCAACTCGCTCTTTCCAAAAGACAGAAGCTGGAATGAAGCCCAGTGACCCACGCAACATCACACCTATGCCCCCCACCGTACGACTCCAAAACTCACGCATATCACTGGCTCTCGCTTCCAACATGAAGAAGACCAAATGGTACGCATTCGGCCTCACTCCCAACGAGGTGGCCGCACGGGTTGCTGGACACGTCTCAGATGCACGCACTCGCGCCATCGCACTCGGAGACTACAGTCGCATGGACGGCACCATCACAAAACTCATCCGCGAATTCGACCTCGCCTTCCTACACAGCAACTTTGAACAGAAAGATCACGAAGAAATCGAC